ATGCCTTGGTTTGACAAGTATCAAGGTTATTCTCATGTAAGATTTAATAAGTATGCCGAAAATAAAAAGATGGCCTTACATGCAGACCATATTCATTCAATGTTTGATGGTGAAAGAAAAGGTGTTCCTATATTAAGTGTGCTAGGAGTTTTAAATAATGATTACGAGGGTGGTGAATTTTATCTAGTAGATGAAAAAACAGACTTATCAAAAGGAGATATTATTATATTTCCTAGTAATTTTATGTACCCACATAAAGTAGAACCGGTAACGAAAGGTACTCGTTACTCTTATATAAGTTGGATATGGTAAAGAAACAAAAAGTAAGATTTCACAAAGGCGATAAAAGACCTAATAGTTTGGAGAAGAAGTTGAAATACAAAGTAGAAATGGCCAAAGAAGGCAAGAAGATACTCTGGCATGTAGTAGAAACACCTACAGATAATGTAGTTGCTAAACACTTCTTTGAAGAAGACGCTCAAGAACTTGCAGACTTTCAAAACAAACACCGTGTCTGGCAAGAAAACGGTGGCATACCAAAATTTCTATGGAATTATTAGTTGCCAAATGCTCCTAAATAGTGTAAGGAGAGAATATGGGACAATTAGCACCAGCAAGATTTAAAACAAATCACAAAGCAAGTGGCGGACTATATGCAGGCCAAGGCTATGTGAATATTGTTGCCAATAAAATAAAAGATAAAAGAGAATTTATACTAGGTACAAATGCTCAAGGTAAAAAAGTCTATGGATTAAGACTTATTGTTGATAAAGATAAATTCTTTTTAGAATACAGTAATTCAAAAACTTCAAAACAAAAAACGGGTCAAGATGTTATATCAAGATTTTTTAAAGACCCCGATTTTGGTGGTGGTAGAGGCTCAGGTGGTGGTGCTGATGATACTGCTGTTACGGAATCAATGCAATGTTTTTATCTATCATTGTTGTTCAATACTAGTATCAGTAAATTAGATAATAAAAATACAGAATTAAAAAAATTAGAATCTCAAAAAAACCATTGTTTTGTATATGAGAGGTCTACAAGATTAACTGCTAAAGATTGTTATGATAGATGTCCAGAGGATTGGTTTGCAAAAGATGTCTTTATAAAAACAGCAAACGCAATCTACCAATCTCCTTATTCTAAACCTTTTAAAGGTAAAAAAGTTTATTTTCATAGAGGTTCGCCTTTTATGAAAAAAGTATATGCAAGTAAAAAAAGAGCAATGGACCATGATAGAAAAAATAACAATCCACCTATAGCACCTGGTTCTTTTAGTGATGATAAATGGAATCCTGGTGATATATGGATGAGCACTCAAATGCCTACAGCCATTGAGCCATTTGTGGACAATAAAAAATATAAAAAGCCACCAGTTGAATGGACTACTTTAAGAGAAGCAGTTATGGATAAATCTGATATCAATACTATTGGTATATCTTTAAAAAAAGTTGAAGGTAATCCAAAGGTTGTAGCATTTAATACTAGACAAAGAACTCATAATAAAGATGTATCTTTTTCTGGTTATTCTTTTGGTCAAACTGGTGATTTTTTTAAGTCTGCTGATATGTACATGTATTTTAGTGATGGTGGTGTTATGCAATGTAGAGCTACTGCTACTACAAAATCATGGCAAGGTGAAATGAAAGGTAGATATGCAGCTGCTGGTAAAATAGGTGGTGGTAATATAAATCATTTTGTAGAACAAATTTATAATAAGTCTATTGGTAATAGCTCAATAAAACAAAATTGGAATGAGATATATTTTAGTGAAAATAATTTATCAACTATGTATAACTTATATAAAAAATATATTAATAATCAAAAATCTGGTATATCAAAACAAAATGTGGTTGAAAAAGATGAGTTTAAAAGATTAGCAGATGGTTATACAAATAACAAAGGTCAACCTGCCTCACCTGCTTTTTACTTTGGTAAATATATGGCATTACTATTTTTAGATACAATTAAAGCTGAGTCAAAAAACAGACAATTAAATGACTTCTCAAAGTCAATAGTTAGATATGCCATGTCAAATACTGATATTTCTACCTTTTTCATAAAGGTTTCATAGTATAAATAGTATATATTTGTTAATGAATTTGTTGAAAAAAGTGCTTGCCAAGGCGCTTTTATTATAGTATAATGGGACAAAATGAGAGAGAAAAATGTTTAGTTTTAAAGGGTTTCAGACCCAAGATAAGAATACACACCTAGAACACCTAGAAGACGATATAATTAATCGTGGTGCAGTTGGTGGTGAAAATGCAGTAAACTTTCTGAAAGCAGTTAGAAATATGTTAGCTGGTTCTGGTAAGGGTACAAACATGACCGTCAAATGGGACGGTGCGCCAGCAATTATATGTGGTGTAAATCCTGAAAACGGCAAATTCTTTGTCGGTACTAAATCAGTATTCAATAAAACTCCTAAAATAAACTATACTACTTCCGATATTCGTAAAAACCATGCTGGTGTGGTTGCAGATAAACTTAAAGTATGTTTAGCAAATCTATCAAGACTAAACATTAAAGGTATTTTACAAGGCGATTTATTATTTACAGATGATTTAAAAGTCATTAATATAGATGGTGAAAAAATGATTTCTTTTACACCTAATACAATAACATATGCAGTACCAGTTAATAGTGATTTAGGTAAAAGAATTAACAGAGCAAAAATGGGTATTGTATTTCATACTCAATACAATGGTAAAACTATGGATAATTTATCTGCTAGTTTTGGTACCGTTAGAGGGTCGTCAAATAGAAATGTATTTTTAGCAAGTGCAGGTTATAAATCAACAGCTGTCATGTTTAGTAAATCAGAGTTGTCAAGATTTGACGCTCAGATAAGAATGGCCGAGGGCTCATTAAGAAAGGCTGCTCCTATTTTAAATCTTATGAGTAAAAATATATCAGATGATTTATCTGTTGGCTACAGATTAAAAACATATTTTAATTATTATATTAAAAATTCTAATAGTGATATGGGTAAAGTTGCGACCATGCAGAAACAATTTAGAGATTATTATGAAAACTTTATCAACATGGAGATTGATAGTAGAAAAACACCAAGAGGTAAAGAAAAATTTATTAAGGCAAAAAAAGATAATTTAAAATTTATAGATAGAAATAGAACAGCATTGTATTTTGCAATTGCAAGTCATATTACATTAGCTAATGCAAAGAACACATTATTACAAAAGATGAATCAAATACAAAGTATAGGTAACTTTTTAAGAACATCTAAAGGTTATAGAGTAACGGCACCAGAGGGTTATGTTGCAGTTGATAATGTTGCAGGTGCAGTTAAACTTGTAGATAGATTAGAATTTAGTAGGCAAAACTTTACAATGCCTAAAGGTTGGAACTAATGAAGAAGTTTGATGAACTAAACAACATAGAATTAAATGAAGGTTTATATGACCCTAATATATTTAAAGCTTTCTTTTTAGCAGGTGGACCAGGTTCTGGTAAAACATTTGTAACTAGAAATGCATTTGGTGGTACAGGTTTAAGACAGATTAATTCTGATAGTGCTTTTGAAAATGCATTAAGAAAAAACGGTTTATCTTTAAAAATGCCTGAAGATGAGGCTGAGGCTAGAGATATATTAAGAGCAAGAGCAAAGGGTACAACTGATAAAACTATGGATTTATCAATCAAAGGTAGATTAGGTATGGTTATAGATGGTACAGGTAGAGATTACGATAAGATTGCTAATCAAAAGGCAATACTACAACAATTAGGTTATGATTGCTATATGATATTTGTAAACACTAGTTTAGATGTTGCTTTAGAAAGAAACAAAAAAAGAGAAAGAAGTGTACCAGAATATATTACAAGAAAATCACATGCTATTGTTCAAAGTAATATTGGTAAATTTCAAAACTCTTTTGGTATGGGCAATATGGTAATTATTGATAATAGTAAAGATGACAGAGAACTTACAACACAAATTATGGACAGATGTTCTAAAGCAGTTAGAAGATTACTAAACAATAAAATTAAGTCATACACAGCAAAAAGGTGGATGGCTACAGAAAGAAGATTAAGAAGAAGATGAAAACTTTTTTAGAAGCAGTTATTGATATACCTAGAAGAACATACGCTAAAGGTGTATTTGATGACGCTGATACAAACAATCCTAAAATTAAAGATAGTGTTA